CTCCTGTACGCATTTCATTTTCAAATAATGCTAAAGAGTCTGGTGCATCATCATGTTTTACTTTTCCGCTACGTGTCATAGTGGTAAGTTCTTTCATGAATTTGTAATACTGACTTTGCCTGTCCATTTTCTTAAAATCTCTGAAATAATAATCACGTATGATATTATCTCTAGCGTTTTCCATTCTGGTTATCTTGTTAGCACAGTTGAATTTATATCTTGCGCTGCATCTGCCACCCTGCTTATTTACAATCTCCATTACATCACGACCAAAGTATTCTCCTGCGCTGTTGCTCTCAAATGTAACTGTTTTGACATTGTGCTTAATCAGCATGTTTGCACATTCTGGCTTGGTAAACTGTGTTCCGGCATTATCAAACACTACATCTACGATATAAACCTCGTTGCCGTACACATAGCCAATCGGCATTGAACAACTGTCTTCTCCCTTATCTGCGCTATCACAAGCCGCCATAATTGCATCTGGTTCACGATCAATAGGTAATTCTTCAAAGTAATTAAGTTCATTCTCTGCAAACATACGCCCTTTTGCTTCAAATGGTTCTTGTTGAAACTCTGCCGCCCACGTTTCTTCCGAAACAAGTTTTCTTTCCTTTTGGTAGTAAACGGTTGTGAATATTTTCCGCAATCCCTTTTTATCTTTTCGATAAATCTCCCAATTGCTTTCATCTGTGATCGGGTCAAGTGCCGGAATCGCAACTTCTTTCCATCTCCACTCCAATTCATCAGCCTTATTCTGTAATGCTGTAATCGGGTCATACAGACTGTATTTTGTACCTTGGATAATAATAGGTGTACCCTCTAATCTACGTCCAAGAACATCATCCGTAACCTTTTCACATAAAAATTCCAGTCTATCCCTGTTTCGTGCTTCCTCATGGTTTTTTACACAGTCATCAATGTATACAAGAACATTTGCTTCGGTACATCCTACGATTGCACCATCAATCGGGCGGCATGTAAATGTCGGGAAGATATTTTTGCTTTTAAGGTCGATTGATAGATTTTCAGCACTTTTGTAATCTTTTTCTCCTATTTTCTTTGCTTCTGGAAATACACTTAAAAATCGTTGATAAGTACTTTCTGTCTCAAATCCTTGTAACAATCCGCCGTAGAATCTCTTAACAAGTCCTTCTCCTTTACCAGCACCAAATATACTTCCATCTGGGTCACGACCGCCCATCATCATAGCAAGTCGCAATCCACCTGTAGTTTTCCCAGTACGTTTAGGTTGAGAAACAGACAGAAAATCAAGTTTTCCGTCATAAATCTCCTGGTATGCTCCGACTACAGGTTGTAGCACTTTTCTTCTTGGGAAATAAAATCTTTTCCACGGATCCTTTTCATCAATTTCAATGTAATAAAAAAAGCTGTCTACCAGATATGCGGATTCAAGTCTTAATACCTCATAGTAATTATTTAAGACTGTAATTTCGGTGTTATTATCTCCGCAGTATATTTCTAAGTCGTAAATATGACCGCCGCCTGTGCTTTCCGCAACTATGTTTTCTATTAAGTTTTTTGTTTTCTTGGAAATTTCCAGTGAGAATGGTATGTCTTTGTCATTATACATACCCCACTGTATAGAATTGACATAGGCTTTTATTACTTCTTCGGATTCCCCATTTTTAACAATGTTATGGATTCCTTTTCGCTCTATGTAATTGTCATTACCTTTTAACTGGTTTATTAAATCCTTACTTGCCAAAAAAGGACACCTCCGCATAGCAGAAGTGCCTTGACCTCTGCCTATAACTTTTCTAGGTTAGCGACTAACTCCTATTGTTAGCCGGGAAATATATTTATTTACCAATTACTACAGTTCCTAAGTATTCAACACTGTCTTTTGAAGTATAGACAATGACTTTATCACTGTGAACTATATTAGGTTTTTCTGTAACTTCGATTTTGTTCTCATTTTCTGCAAAAATAAATTCAACGCTTCCCTTGTAGGTTATCAGTCGTCCATTTATGCAAACTGTAATTATCTCATAGTTGTAAGCGGGGGTACATGAAGCTGTACTTTGATATCTAACATAAATTTCACTTTGTATCTCTTCTATTTCACATTCGTATTTTTCGGTTTTATTAGCCCAATTTAAAAATAATATCAGTGCAACAATGCTAACAACAATAACAATAATAGGAATAATGGTTTTAAAAATTTTTTTCATAAAATCTCTTTTCCACTGATAATCAGCAATCAAACATTTACTAATTTATCTGCATACCTTGCCATTTCAATTCGTGTTCCGTTTTCGTCTCTTGTACTAATACAAACATACTTGTCATCATGGCTTATCATATCTGTAAGTCTAATTTCTGTTTCATCATCTTTAAAATTGTAGCATTTTCGCATTTCTTCAATGCAGTTATTCATTTCTGTTATTTTCATAATCTTGCCCCTAAATTCTTGCAACTACGTGTTCTTTTGCAAATTCTTCTTTTTCCGGGTCGTAAATAACCGAACCGTTTTTGTCAGTCTTATTCTTATCAAATTTGCAAGTAACCTTTATACCATCCTTGTTACTGCATTCTGCGCGATAATCAATAACACATACTCTCTTCTGCCATTTTCCATTGGCATAAATCTTTGTATAACCGCCAGCTCTTGTTTTAATGATTATTTTACTTCTTGTTTTCTTCATTTATACACAAATCCTTATCTTAATTTTTCATTCATTCTTTCCACCGTCCATTAAAACAACATGTGTTACTTTCCCAGTTTTTGTTACTTGGTCTACTTCCAGTACTGTCTGAAACTTATCAATATGCATATCAATATTTGTCATATGCCTAATTTGCCTATCCCCGACACACAAGCTTGTACTGCCGTCCTCATACTGTAAAAGTAATAATTTAATCTTTTTGCTTTCCTGCATTTTTGACTTTATCGTTATATCTCTGATAATCACAAGCAAAATAACCGCTATCCAATAGCACGCATATGCTGTTTTGCCTAACAAAATATAAAAAATTGCTCCTATTACGCAAGCCACAAAGCAAATAGCAATTATTCTGGCATATTCAATTAATGTCTTTGCTACAATTTTAAGTATTCTTTTCATTCTTCATAAACCTCTCAAAATCTCTCCCAAACACTCTTTTCAAAATCCTGTTATCCTCTTTACTGTTCGCATGGATAACAGGCTCATCACCTAATGTCGTGCAATCAATTATTTCTTCATTTCTGCCTATCGTAACCGTTCCTAGTTGATTAAGTTTTGAAACGTCAATGTTTTCTTTTGAGCCTTTTATCCATTTAACCATTATTCTTCCAACTTTCTACATTTCCGATATATCCTTTATTTCACCATTCGGCAGTTTTACCTTAACTTCGCTCGCAACTACCTTTATTGTAATTTCCTTTGCCATGTCTTTTGAGTAGATACCTGATATGTTATCAATACTTACCACTCCTTTTACAATTTCGCCATCGAGTGATAATGTAATAAATTTTCCACTTGAGTTGTCAAGCAATGCTTCTTTAACCATCTTCCACCAACTTTCAAACATCCATACACTGTTTTAGCGCATTTTTACAAAATCTTATATGACCTTCCAAAAGTTTTTTACGAGTATCATTATCAACATGAACCCCATCGAAGCATTCTGCATAAGCATTCATTCGTAATTTGCTTCTTTCCATTTCTGATTTTAAAAAATGTTCAATGGGTGTTTCAGTTTCATCACATAACTTTCTACCGCACATCGGGCAATAATTGATATCAAAATATCCACCTGCCTTGCATTGCTTAAAAATGATAATCCCTGCCTTTTCATCATTGACGTTCTTGATAATCTTCGCATATGATAAATCCGTAGCACTAGCGCATTGATTGATTTTTATATCTTTACCGTAAATAGTATTTTCGTCTTTCCATTGTCTGCAAAATTCACACATATCACTCTCTCCTATCTGTGCAGTTTCCGCAGTCGGTTCGGACTCCAAACAACACCTACGGTACTTGCTTATTCCTTTGGGTAGGATTCGAACCCACGCCAGACAAATTAATGTCTGCTCTAGCCTACGAGCTTCCAAAGAAATGGGAATTGCCAATATCTCATCAAAAATACTTTCTAGAATTTTCTTTTCTCAATATTGACTTTAAAGGCGTATCCCTCAACGCACGCTTAGGTGTGAGAGGACTCGAACCTCTACCATGATGCTAGCGCTCTGTCATCTAAGTTGCTGGCTTCAACAGATTATCTACAGCAATAACGTCTACCAATTCGTCAACACCTAACGCCGTTCTATTATTTTACATCCTCAAACAAGCAGTAGTTGGATGCATCAGAATGGCAGGAATCGAACCTGCGACCGCCTGTATATAAGACAGGTGCTCTAACCGACTGCGCTACATTCTGCTGCGTTAGGTTCCAGTTTTTTACTTGCTCCACACCTAACTAAGTGCAAGTTTTTGTTAGTCAGAGGTTCATCAAAACCACTCTAGGGGATTCATTTGCCGCAAAACTGCGCATTTTCACGGTTTACAAAGAATCAGCAATAACATTACATGATCATAAAATTGTACACAAGACGAACTGAAATGATATTAACAATTCTTCGCACTTCTCATAAACTGCTACGCTGATGCACCAGCGCAAACTTCCAAAGTGCCACTTGTTACCTACTGGCTATTGCTGTCACAGTATCGCTTTATCTCCACAAGTGTAGTTTTTCAAGATACCTCAAAGCAAACTATTGGTATCTCTTAGCAGATGTGGCAATTACTTGAATTACCGATAGTGGCAAGGTGGAATCGAACCACCGCATAGGAAACCTCTGCCCTGCTCTGCCTTTTAAGCTATTGCCACTAAGTAAAGGGGAATCCGACTGTAACGGTCATATCTGCGTAAGCTATGGTTTGGAGTTTCGCCAAGTCAAGTGTTGTGGGATTTCACTCGACCGATACCAGTCGGACGGTCTCTCACCGCCCTTAACAGTAGTCCTAACTTGTGTAGAGGAGATTACATACCTATCTCGGAAGAAAAGGTAGATTGTGTGTGCGTCCTGTCCAAAATGCTAAAACCAGGACAACGGTAACGGTAGGTGTCGAACCTACTCGGCATTTCTGCCCTAACTGTTTAGCAAACAGCCCTCTTTACTGATTGAGTACGTTACCTAATCTTGTGGCATTTTAAATATTACAGGAAGTCCTGAATATGTCTCATGAATGTTCTGGAACACTTCCATGGCACGCTCCTGTGTGCTGTATTCGCCTATGACACGTTCTTTATCTCCTATAATTGCCAATACATGATTGTAATTTACGGATATAGGCGTACTCTCAAAATCTACCGACAAATCTCTTTTCTGGCTAATTATTCGCATTTTCTCTCTTCTCCCTGTGTTCAAATTGGCATTCCAGCATCTTTGATATGTTCTGTCGGTCACATTTAATGCCGTGCCCCTGTCGGAACAACTCACATTCTAAGACTTTACCGCATCTGGAACACTCGTCTGTAATTTGCTTGCCGAAGATTAACATGGCTATGACTTCTTACCTATTTTGTAAACAGTCTGAAGTATTTCAAAAATTGATATTGTTATTCTCACTCCTACTAACCAGAATAACCATGTTGGTGCCTGTAACTTAATCAAAATCCATATAAGAATAATTCCTGTGACCATATTGACTGCTACTAAAAACATATACAAATGTGTATATGCTAGATGATTCGCTACAATCTCACGATTTGTAGTTACTGCTTCTTTGTGTATGTTTTGACGATTGTAAAACAATACGCTACTCACAAGTTCTTGTACACTCCACAGTCGTAAATTCCCGACTAAGCCATCGGTACATACCTATAAATTCTTTTTTATTGATTAGATATAGGTTTTCATCTAAATAGCTTTTCCTTTCTTAATATTTTTTTTGCTACTTGGTTTTCGTAGACTCACACCGTTACTCAATCTTTACCATCAAGGTTCTACCCTATAGTTAACAAGACTTTTTCAACTTGTACTGGCTTATATTTCCTAAGATTTCAGTGGTTTTAAGTTACCAACTAATACTCTGGATTTTGAGTATCTTTGAGTACATTGACTCACATTTAATTCTGTTTTTAGTTACTTATATTTCCTCCTTTTTGTTTTTGAAAATTCACCATTTACCAGCCTTGTGTAAAATCCATCAGCATTACAATTAACTGAACAAACATTTCCCAAGGATTTTGTAAAACTTTACTGCTTCAACTTTGTTCTTTTAGCTTTGATAGAAATAAGCTTTGATTTTTGAGTTTTAAGCATTGAACTTTACCCTTTAATCTTTACAGTAAATTTTTGTTTGTAAATTGCCTATACCAGTTCGGCTATGACTCTATCCCGAATCAGTTGGATTTGAACCAACAAAACATTTACCCATTCTTTATGCAAAAGAAAAGTTTTCGGGTTTCTTTTTGTTTGCATAAGTCTATGCCCGAAAAAGACTTATGAATTGTAGTTTAGGATTTTCAGTAAACAGTAAATGTAATGTTAGTATTCTATCGTAATTTCTGTCAGTGCATTGGAAACTGATAACTGTGAATCAACCTCTGCCAAAAATCCAGATGTAATTTTGTCAATATCATCAATTTTATCAAGTACACCGATAGGGTCTACCAGTTCAAACTGGTTAGAAGTTATGAAATCATTTCTGACTTTCTCAATATCCGCAGCATTTGTTTTGCTGTCTTTCTGACCGTAGATAGCAGTTACATACTGGTCCACTCTTTCTTCAAGACCGTTTCCATTTTCTTTTGATATTGTTGCCTGTGCCTTTGTGTAATCTCTCTTCATGGAGCTTGAAAGTCTCTGCTCAAATTCTATGCCATGGTTTTTCATTTCTATTGCTTCTGCAACTGTATATTCAACGCCGTACACGCTAACTTTTGTAACCGCATTAGAAAGAACCACAGCACGTTTAATAGCTTTTCTCCTGTTGATCAAGTCAACAGCCTTATCGTAGTAAGACCTGATATTCTTTTCAATTTGCGTAACATCAGTTCCAGCAACCTTATCTGTCGAATGTTTCTTAGCGAAACAGTAAACAGGCGTATTAATAGCCGTTTCAATTCTTGCATCTAACACCTTTAATTCTGACAGTGCCTTGTGGATAGTCATCGTTTCTCTTGTCATTTTCACATACCTCCGTAAACTTTATATTGCATATATGCCTTTTTTATTTTTGAAAAATTTTTAGAAATAGGGTGTCTGGATAATTAATATCTGCGTGTTGGATAAGGGCTTTTTGTTTATCGGGTGGTTTTGCTGACTTAGTAGGGGCTGTCTCGTCCGTTCTTCCGACCCCCACCCCCTGCCTGCCAGCTCCATGTTATCAATCGAACATACGTTAACTATTCGCAAAATATTAATTTTCCGCACTCTTTAATACCATTGATAAAACCTTGAAGCCCTTATAAACACTGCATTCTAGTCGTTTTCCTTATCTTTCAGTGCTGCATTGTTGCCCTGTATTTGTCCAATAGTGCCATTAATTGCACCGAGATGCTGCAACTCTGTTAATGATATAGTTGTATTTGATGCCTTTTCCCTACTAACGCCAGGTAGATTCCATCCATGTTTTTTATTAAGTGACGGTAGTACTTTCATTGGATTTATACGCTTGTCATGCAACATTGCTTCCAGAGATTGCTCGTTATCGTCCATAATTTTTTTATGCAAGTCGAATCGGGTGTTACTTGAT